GAAGAATAGACCTACCAGCAGGGTCACCATTAATCGTTGTCGTGCGGTAATACAGACTTTTGCGAGTAGGTATATAATTAGAGTTGTTATAGCCTGATCCGTCCTGATAAATACCTTTGACATCACCAGTCTGCTGATCTACATCAAACCTAGAGATTGTCCAAGGCGCACGAATAGCAATCTTGCGTACACCCATACGTCCATCAGTGTACTTAGAACGCCTCTTATCACTTCTTTCAGTAGGGCCAATACGTCTTTTATATATGACTTCAAACCAAGCAAAGCCATACGACAAATTCGATAAGGACTCAGCAATATGGTCATCAAGGGTATGGTCCATATCATCAAGTACAGACTTAACGAACTCAGCTTCTTCTTTAGCTTCCGCACTATCATTGGCTGGCATCACCTTTAAATCTACATCCCGAAGGACTTGTTCAGTAGCGTACATAACAGCACCAATAGTACTGTCGTTATCTCTCATCTCACGGTACTTGCGTATGGCCTTCTTGCCACGCAACTCAGGTAGAAACTCATCAGCCCGTATCTGACCATTGTAGGTGTTATCACCAGCTACACCTAATATCTTCTTGGCCTCTGTTTCTGAGAGCTTCTTAACCATTACCTTAATCCTTTGGCGCTACTATACGCTAGTTTCAGCGTAGGTTTTGCGTAGCCATTCAATGAGAGGTCCGTTATAGCCCAAACTAAAGCATCAAGACGGTCTGGTGAGCCTATGGACCCTAGAGGTTCCCACTGTACCATCTGATCTTCTAAGTCATTAAGTCCTCTTACGTGTTTAACCTTATCCTGTTCATATAGAGCAGATACAGGTTCAGCCCGTGCCATCTTCCCTCTGGATGCATGTACGAGCTTTACTGGGACTGTTTCATCTTCTGTGTGTAATGTGTGACGAACCATATCGCCACCTTGGTTTCTTTCAGCTACAATCCTATCAGCCATGTGTTCTCTATAGAGTTCTACAGCTTTGGATGCCCACTGTTGAGGAGTATATCTGCCTGTGTGATCTTCTAAGACGTAAGCTATTCCGTTGACATCTACACCAGCAACTACAATACCAGTCATGTCACTTTCTGCATTTGACGTAATAGCTGGATCGATAGAAATAACCACCCTATTAAGAGATGGTACGTCATCCTTGTCTATCTCACACTTAGCAAGTTGTTGTCTATTCCATAATGCGCCAGATGCTTCATCAAGTATTTCTGCATATAGTTCTTGTCTACCTAACCTTGTTCCCTCATAAGTCTTCTTTACTGCATCTAAGAAGGTATCTGCTAGATTGGCTGCATTATCATAGGTACTCCCTTTGCTAATGGTAGTCTTATCATCGTCTAGTATTGTGCGTATCAGTTTGGTTGTCTTAGGTGTCGTCGTTACAAAGACTTGAGGACGCTTACCTAAACGTAAACCAAACTGTAGCATATCCCAAGTTTCTTGGGCATTTCTCCATGCACAGAGTTCATCCGTCCATGCTGAGTAGGCTTGTGGCCCACGTAATCTCTCTGGGTCTTCAGCGGAGAAGAATACTGCTTTAGATCCGTTTTCCCATGTGAGGGTGTTATTGGTGGGACTCCATACGGGATAACCGATATGTTTACCTCTGTAGGTCTTGTCACCCTTCCAACAAACATTCAGTAACCCTGAGTCACCCTCAACCATAACCCTGCGAACATCACCTTTAGTAGGTGCAACACAGTGGACAATCTTATCGCCCTTCTTGATCCTGTGTCTGACCCATTCGGCTCCTGCACGGGTTTTACCCCAGCCACGACCAGCAAGTGCAACCCAAACATTCCATATACCCTCTGGTTCTAACTGCTCAGGTCTAGCCCAAAATTCCCAGTTATGTTGTAACTCTTCTGTCTTCTTGGGGCCTAGTTCTTGTAATAGTGCAGCTACATCAGAATCTGGTAAGTCTCTAAGTACTTGCGCTGTTATCATCTGTACGGGTCTTACCTAATAAGGTCATCAGGGAGTCTATAGCTGACTCATCTACATCGGGGTCTTCTACCTGATCCACTTCATTTACTGTAGATGTTGGACTCCAACCACCCTTACTACGAAGAAAGAGTTCCTGAGACTTGAAGTCACCTTCTAATGCTTGCTGTACAACTACAGAACCTACAGCACCTACAATAGAAGCCTTCTCTTCAGCTATATCCTCACCATATAGTTTATAGAAGGTAGCTGTACTTGAAGGGGCATTCTGATACTTCTGGATAGACGACAAAATATCTTTAACAGATACTCCACTACGAATACCTTCTCTAACCTTCTTGGCTATCACTTCACTATAGGGGATCTTATCGTGGACGCTCATGTGGTACTACCTATACTTAAGTATAAACTTAAGTTTCTTAATCTATCTAGTATTATAATATGATAAGTTGAGATCTTAAGTATATACTTAAGTATAGCTCCTACTATACTATAGGGATATTTTTATCCTTTTGTAACAACTAAAGTTAAACTATTTTATAAGTCGTTGATTACCAATGATTCTTTTTTCTTGTAGTTAACTTAAGTGGGTAGCGCATGTCGTATACTGTGGTAATAATGCAACACCTAAAAGGTATTTTCTTATGTTGTAGATGTGGGTGGAAACAACCCCATACCGAATCACCTGCGTATTTTACAGAGGGTCCCAACGAATGTCAACCCCCCAGTATAAAAATGTGATCGAATGTTACAATACTGAAACAATTTGTGATCTAGGGTTGACAAAAAGAAAAAACTAGCGCTTGGCGAGCGAATCGGCAGCACTATTGATAATCATTCGCAACAAGACTCGCTATTGATAATGAGAATCATTCGCAAGTAATAAGCAAGTAAACAATTGACTCTGTTATATTATAACACAAGCCATAAGCGCCAATATAAGCGCCACACACAACGCAAAAAAGAATCCTGCTAGGGTATTAGCCTAACAGGACTCTAATGTTATTCTATGGGCGTTATATTGAGCCGTTGCTATGTTACTTTATGAATTAACCCGTTGCGCATTGTTATGCGGCCAAACCATTCCCGCCCGTTGTGTGTTATATGTGGGCGGTTGGCTACTGTCAGAGTCCCGTTTGGCGTATACTCTGCACCGAATATGCTTGTTTCGATATACTTAAGCGGCTCGCCTATGCTTTCCTTGCATGCTTTCTTGCTTGGATAATTTGCTATCAGAGTCATATTCTTAAACCTTTTCTTGTGTTGTTGTTGTTGTCGTTTCTAATTCGTAGACAAATCCGCTTGTGTCTTTATAGGCGTGACCTTTTGCGAAGAGTCCTACGTATACGCCTTGCGGATCTATAAACCTTAAATCATGGGAGTCACCATCGATCATAGGCCGCCCCATAAAGGACTCTGGTTTAGATTCATCACGTTTAAGGCGCAACACAACAACGCAATTCATGCCGTTATTAAAAGCGGACTCTATATCGGACTCCGTTGTGTCTTCACTCATAGAATAGACAAGGGAATAGTTTGGAATGTGACTCACGTTTCTATTAGCGATTTTACTATAATCATAAAACGTCACATTCGGATTCTTGGTAAACAATTCTGGAAAGAGTGACTCAAACTTTTGATCGCTTGTGCCATTCGGACGCACAACGGGAATAGCGGACTCTTTTAATGTCGCCTTGCGTTGTAGACTCTCAATTTCACGTTGAATCTTGGTTTTAAATTGATCACGATATTTAAACCATATGAGAGTCCGAATGACTCTTGCGATATGTACGTGATGACTCCCGTTGTTGATCATATGTAATTGACCATGACCAGACTCGTTTAAACAATTCATACCGCAACCAAGAGTCGCCAATGCGCATGTATTGATACCGCTTGCCCATGATGGCGCAAGGTGAAGAATAGCGGATTTATAGCCTAACTTTTCGCCTTTAATTATCTTAGGATTCACGCTCAAAAGATTTGGCAATCTATCCCATATAAGAGTCCCGTCATCACGAGTCGCCTTTTTAAGTTTGGACTCCGCTTGTGATCTAACATTGCGCCAAAACGGCGAGTCGTAATATTCTTTAAGTTTTTGACTCGTTGTTTTGGTATCATTCAAAAGGTTTATTGTGTTTGTGCGTTTTGTCATTTTGTTTATCCTTTGCAAACTAGATTAATATAAAAGCCACCAGAGTTTTGAGTCATGATACCGACTCCACAATCATCATGGAACGGCTCTAATAAGGTGAGATAGGGCAAGCAATACATTGCCGCAAGTAATAGCATCATTGCCAAAAACCAGCCTAAAACGTCTCTTATTCTCAATTGATACTCCATAATTAAGACTCCTTTATGTTATAGGTTTTAGAAACGGATTCGATCGAAACAATATTGCGGAATTTATAATTGCGATATTCTTCGATTAAACCAAAAACACCAAGCGTAATAAATGGGGCGGCTGTTAAGATAATTGAGATGATCATTTAAAGAGTCCTTTTTATGTTGCGTTGTTTAACTTCTAAAAATGCTTAAAGCTGATTCGTAGGTTAGAGTCGAGTCTTTTATCTAATCAAATTAAATTATTTTATGGGTTGAACAATATAGGGAATCACTTTATTATTTTATATGAGGCTCGGTTATTATCCCGACAACCGTTTGTGTTGATAAACTCCGACTCATTAGTTTAATGATTAAACTATTGCATAAAATGCATGGCAGGTATGCAAAAATAACAATTGACGGACAGATTGCACGATATGCCAAAAACGAATCATGAAGGTTAAAAATACCATACCAAAAGACTCAGGTTTACGTGATTCGATTTTTGCGTTATCGAGTCGAGTCCGATTCGTAAAGCAGAATCTTGTGTCAAGTGAATCTTTGTTGCGAATCGTTGTAAATAAATCACACTATCCGAAATTCCTTGTCAACTATCCTTTTGTGCCATTGACAGCATTTTTGGATATATCCGAATCGGTAGTTTGGAACGAATCAGGAACGAATCGTGAAACCAGAACGAATCACAAACGAATCATGAATCGAGAACGAATCAGAAACACTGGAACGAATCAGGAACACCCCCACCGATGGAAAATGACCCCCCACCAGTGGAAATTAAGAGTCACCCCCACCAGTGGAA